TTCCCCCTGGACTTTTTACTTACCCTTTAACGCTAGTTAATCTATAAATAAAAAGAGACTTTCTTCTAGGAATGGCGAATAAGAGCGGCGACTCATCATTACATGATTGGTTCAGTAAGAGTAAGTCTTCTGACGGCAAACCTGGTTGGGTTCAACTTGGGGGCAAATATGCTGGCAAACCATGCGCCAAGCAACCAGGTCAAACCACAAAACCAAAGTGCGGTTCAAGTAAGATGAAACGTAATCTTTCTAAGGATGAAGAAGAAGCAGCGTTTCGTCGCAAGAACAAAAAAGATCCAAATCCAGAAAGATCAGGAAAGGCAATCAACGTGGCTACTGAGGAAACTAAAAAAGACCATGAGTATTCAATGGCGCGTTCAGAGTTAAAAACTCTAAAAAATGCCGCAAAGAAATTGGAGAAAAAAATGGGCAAAAAAGGTGAAGGAAATCTTGAAGCATGGGTCCAATCAAAGATTACAAAGGCATCGGATTATATCGACACTGCGGCTGATTATGTGACTAATGAAGCAGCAGGAGAAAAGGACGCTTGTTATCATAAGGTCAAATCACGTTATAAGGTATGGCCTTCTGCATATGCCTCTGGTGCCCTTGTAAAGTGCCGTAAAGTCGGTGCCGATAGTTGGGGCAATAAAACCAAGAAAGAAGGGTTCACGCCCTCACAGATCGCTGCTCTGGAATCAGTTGGTGCTATCGAGATCAATGAAGCAGGTAAGAAATGCTGGAAAGGTTATAAGAAAGTAGGCACACAGAAACTCTTTGGTAAGACCTACAACCGCTGCGAGAAAGAGGAGGTTGAAAATGTATCTGGACAAACAGATAGTCCACCTATCACTGAGGCTGTTACGGTTCCCCGCGAAAATGGTCAGTTAATGAGAGTCTTCCTCACTTTTAGAGGAAAGTTCTATATGATTCAATTGTTCTTCCCAACACTCAAAACACCAACAAAGCAGGAGGTAACGGACGCCGTTCAAAAGGTTTATCCTGATGCTCGTGTGACTCAATATATGAGATCTACAATTGATCCATCACAACCACTTGTAAGAGTTTCTGAGCAGGTCGATAAACAACAACAGAAGATTCAAAGAAAACAATTAGTTTTAGACAAACAAAAACTTCAACTTCGTCAAAGAATGATGAAAACTGGTGGTAGTGATTCTGCTTCTACCACCATCACCAATGAGGCAGCTGCTTGGACTCGCAAAGCAGGTAAAAACAAAGAAGGTGGTTTGAACGAAAAAGGACGTAAGTCCTATGAGCGAGAGAATCCTGGTTCTGATCTTAAAGCACCTTCTAAGAAAGTTGGCAATCCTCGCCGTGCTTCATTCTGTGCAAGAATGAAAGGCATGAAGAAGAAACTGACTTCTGCCAAGACTGCTAGCGATCCCGATAGCAGAATCAATAAATCCCTTAGAGCGTGGAACTGCTGATGAAATCCTTCAAACAATTTCTCTCCGAAGATATTCACATCACAGGAGACTTTAACGGAACTATAATTATGGGAGGTGATCAAACAGATTCTCAACCCCAATCAGTTGGTGAAGAATTTGTTGCCGATGTCGTATGGGAAGGTAATCTCTATCGAATGGAGTTTACCATTGAGGGAAATCTTCCATCCAACAAAGACTTGACAGAAGAAATTCAAGGCGAATATCCAGGAGCAATCGTTCAAAACGTCTATCCTGTTGAAAAACCAGAAAAACCAGAAAAAACAAAAGTAAAAATTGGAGAGGTAAAAAGATATCATCCAGGTAAATTAGAGTGGATTTAAGTTATGGCTCAGTGGAATAAAACTACACAGGACTTTCTAAATCAAGAAAGATCTCTATTTGAGGTTTATAATATCGCAGATCACTGGGGAAACCAGACAGATTGGAGACCTCAGTTTTCTGACAATAACAGATTAAAGGTTGCTCCCTTCCAAACAGTTTTCTTCAATACTTTCCAGTATGGTAAGGAGACTGATGTATGGGATGAGAGTGTAGTTGGTGTTGGAACCGCTACTTATAATGCCAGTTCCAGTAATGTGGTTATGCAGGTTGGCTCTACTGCTGGCAGTAAAGTTATCAGACAAACTAAACAGGTAATGAGATACATTCCTGGTAGACCAGCAACTCTTGCATTTGCAATTCGTCTAGAAGCACCACAAGTCGGTATTCGCAGAAGATTTGGATTGTTTAATGAGACTGATGGTGCTTACTTTGAGGATGATGGAGGAACATATTCTTATGTAATTCGCAGCAGTGCAACTGGTATCACCACAGAAACAAGAGTAACCAGAGAAAACTGGAACGGTGAAAAGTTTGATGGTAATGGATACACTGGTGTAACTGCTGATGCTACAAAACAGCAGATGATTTCCATTAACTATGAATGGTATGGTGCAGGTAGTGTAACATTTAATTGGTTAATGAAAAATGAGACTATTATTAGTCATGAATTTGAGAACTCAAATGTCAATGATTTAGTTTGGTGTAGAAGTCCATTCCTCCCAATTCGTTGTGAGATTGAGAATGTGACTGGTGTTGCTGGAACTCATTATCTTTATCAGGGATCTAACTCTCTGATCCAAGAAGGTGAACCAGAAAAACTTGGTACTTTGTTGAGTATCTCAAATGCCATCACTGGAACAACGATGCCTCTCGCAAACACTTTCTATCCAATCATCAGTTTGCGTCTCAAATCAACAGCACTTCAAGCAGTTATGTTACTGAGATCTTTACAGGCAGCAACGAACGATAATACGAATGTTTATTGGAGACTTTTTGAGAATGCAACTTTGACTGGTGCGAGTTGGACAGACCATCCAGATCCAAACTCCTTTATGCAATATGATACTACCGCAACCGCAGTTAGTGGAGGCCAAGCACTTCTCTCGGGATTTACGATTGCTGGTGGTGCCTCTCTGGTTAATGTTGATGATAAAGCAGCACTACAAATTGGAAGATCTGGTATTGGTACAATCAGTGATACTTATACTCTTGCCTGTGCATCTCCCAACACCAACAAGTCAGCACTTGCGGTACTTAACTGGATTGAACAAAGGTAATTTTTGTTAGTGTATAAATCAACACATACAAATTGTTAAGAGATCATGTATCATATAGATACATTATAACCATAGCTCTGTGCCTTAATGGATCCATCTATTCTTGGACTTTACTTTACATTATTAATCATAGTATTAATGATTGCATACGCAGGTGTCGAAGGCACTCTGCGTGTTTTTGTTTATCTTGACTTACAGTTGCGCTACGCTTGGGTCAGGACTAGGATGTGGTTTATGAAGAAAAGATTGGAAAAAAATCTCAATCTTCGTCCAACCAAATTCAAGGAATTCAAAAAATGAACACAAAAACATGCTCTAAATGTGGAGCTCGTTGGATAGACGGGAAACACTTTTGGGCAACAGGAAAACCTGGCAATGAAGATGATCTTGCAGGTCTTGTCTGTAATAAATTTGGAGATGATTCATGTATCAATCCGCAACGAGGATCTGAACTGGGAACGACTTGGGCAAAACGTCTCACGGAATTAGAACAAGATCATCCATACTGATATATAATAATTATTTCATATTATGAAAAATGGAAAAGATGTCTACCGAAGAAAGGATGGCAATTTGCGAATCCTGCGAATATTTGAAGGGTAAATATAAGAGGTGCTCTATCTGCAATTGTTTCATGGAGTTGAAAACTAAACTCCCATTTGCAAAGTGTCCTCATAACCCTCCAAAGTGGATTTGATATGTCGCAAGAAGTATACTTAGGTAATCCCAATCTAAAAAAAGCAAATACAAAGATTGAGTTTACTGCTGAACAAATTGAAGAGTTTATCAAATGTAAGCAGGATCCAGTATACTTTGCTCAGAATTATATCAAGATCGTCAACGTTGATGAAGGTCTTGTACCTTTCAAGATGTGGAAGTTTCAGGAAGGTCTGATTCGTAAGTTCCACGAAAATAGATTCAATATCTGCATGATGCCACGACAGACTGGTAAGTCTACTACGTCTGTGTCCTATCTGTTGCATTATGCAGTTTTTAATGACAACGTAAATATCGGCATTCTTGCTAACAAAGCTTCAACTGCAAGAGACCTTCTTGCACGTCTACAAACAGCATATGAGAATTTACCCAAGTGGATGCAGCAAGGTATTCTTGCATGGAACAAAGGTAGTCTTGAATTAGAGAACGGCAGTAAGATTCTTGCGGCATCTACATCTGCTGCTGCCGTTCGTGGTATGACATTTAATATTTTGTTCTTGGACGAATTTGCGTTCGTTCCAAATCATATTGCTGACGACTTTTTCAGTTCAGTTTATCCTACGATTTCATCTGGTAAGTCCACTAAAATTATTATCGTATCTACCCCCAAAGGTATGAATCACTTCTACCGCATGTGGCATGATGCGGAGAGAGGTGCAAATGAATATGTTCCAACTCAGGTTCACTGGTCAGAAGTTCCTGGTAGAGATGATGTTTGGCGAGAACAAACAATCAAGAACACAAGTGAACAACAGTTTCGTGTTGAGTTTGAGTGTGAGTTCTTAGGATCTGTTGATACTTTGATTGCACCAGCAAAACTTAGAAGTTTAGTTTATGATGCTCCAATCAAATCAAACCAAGGATTGGACGTTTATGAAGATCCTGTTTCGAATCATGACTATGTTTGCACTGTTGACGTAGCAAGAGGAGTCGGAGAAGATTATTCTGCATTCTTAATGGTAGACATTACGTCGTTCCCACACAAACTCGTAGCAAAATACAGAAAGAACGATATCAAACCAATGCTATTCCCAAATATTATCTGGGAAACATGTAAAGCATATAATAACGCTTTCGTGTTGTGTGAAGTCAACGACATCGGAGATCAGGTAGCTTCAATCCTTCAATATGATTTGGAGTATCAGAATCTTCTTATGTGTTCTATGAGAGGACGTGCTGGTCAAATTGTTGGACAAGGATTCTCTGGCAAAAAGACTCAGTTAGGAGTCAAGATGTCTAAGACAGTGAAAAAGGTTGGAGCACTCAACCTTAAAACAATGGTTGAGGCAGATAAAATTCTGTTCAAAGATTATGAAGTCATTAGTGAATTGACAACTTTTATCTCAAAGAGTAATTCTTTTGAGGCAGAAGAAGGGTGTAATGATGACCTTGCGATGTGTCTTGTAATCTATGCCTGGTTGGTTGCACAGGATTACTTTAAAGAACTTACTGATCAGGATGTTCGTAAGAGATTATACGAAGAACAGAAGAATCAGATTGAACAAGACATGGCACCATTTGGTTTTATGGACGATGGAATGGGAGATGATAGTTTTGTTGAAGATGGTGATCGATGGTTCAAAGCAGATGAGTATGGAGATACTGCTGGTGGTGCAGATTATATGTGGAATTATCTGTGATGGACATAGACGGACAGATTGCACTTGATCATTTACTCTTCAATGAAAGAGAATGTAAGACCTGTGGGGAAAAGAAAAATCTGATTGAAGAGTTTTATAGAACTCGCAAAGATAAAGGTTCAGTTCCATCTTCCTATTCATATGAATGTAAGGATTGTACAAAGAAACGAATTATTGTAAGCAGAATGACAAATACCATCTTTGATAGGTGGGAATATCCTGATTGGTAGTTTGTTCACGTCCAGATTCCCCCCTCTAAATAAGGGTATTTTATAAATAATCTTAGACAAATATGGACCAAAAGGAGTAACCAATGGCAGTAGCATTATTGTCTCCTGGTGTACTGATTAGAGAGGTTGACCTCACTGTCGGTAGAGCCGAGAATGTATTGGACAACATCGGCGGCATTTGCGGACCTTTCACACAAGGACCTGTCGATGACCCATACACCATCGAGACCGAACAAGAATTAATTGAGGTATTTGGTAAGCCAATTAGCACTGATGCCCAGTATGAATACTGGATGAGTGCTAGTTCTTTCCTTTCCTATGGCGGTGTTCTGAAAGTTGTAAGGACTAACGGTGCAACTCTCAACAACGCTAATGCTGGTAATGATGTCTATGCCGATACGGCACTGAAAATCAAAAACTACGACGATTATCAAGAGAATTTCACCACCGACACTGGTTGGAATTATGCTGCTAAAACTCCTGGTAAGTGGGCAAATGGTCTGAAACTCTGCTTCATCGATGATCTGGCAGACCAGACTGTTGGTGTTACTACAACTAGCCTTGCTGGTCTTGGTATTACCGTTGGTTATGGTGTTACCGTTGGTCTTACTAATTTGGTTGTTCCTGATGCTGCCACTGGCACCATCTCAACTATCACCACTGGATACCTGAAAGGTATCGTTACTGGCGTTAAGACTGATGCAAACGCTGGCGATTCCACTTTTGATGTTAAGTGGTTCTCACGTGTTAACGCTGTTGGATCTGGTGCAACTGAAACCAGAATTTCCTATCAGAAGAACGTTGATGCTGCTTCAATCTCGATTGGTAGCACCTTCCAAGATGATACTTCCTTGGTCTTTAAAAACAGTGCTGGCACTGTAACTGGATCTGGTGTTTCTGCTGTAACTGCTGTTGACTGGTATGATCAACAACAACTGCCTATTGTTAACGGCACCGTTTTCTGGAAGGCAATTGCACCAAAACCAGTTTCTAACAACTACGTTAGTGACCGTCAGGGTTACAACGATGGCATAAACATCTGTATCGTTGACGATGATGGCAACGTAACTGGTATTCAAGGCAACATTGTTGAGAAGTTCTCATCACTGTCCAAGGCACTTGATGCTGTATCCTCTGTAAATGCTCCTCAGAAGATCTGGTACAAGGACTTCCTGGCAGATTTCTCTGGTTATGCTTATGCTGGATACAATCCTTCCAACGATGAAGATTCTTTCTGGGGTACTGTTCCCAGAGCAACTGGATTCTCAACTAACTTTGTTCCTTACACCACTGCCGAAGGTCTGTGGGGTCAGAACGCTCAGGGTATCACCTACTCTGCTCTGGGTAACGTTGGTTATGCATTCAGCGGTGGTGTTGATTACAGCAGCACTGGTGGTCACAAGGCAACTCTGGGTGATCTGATCACCTCATACAACCTCTTCAAGAATAAGGAAGAAGTTGCGGTTGACTATCTGATCATGGGTCCATCGATCAATGGCATCGAAGAGTCACAAGCTAAGGCAAACAGACTCATTTCGATCGCAGAAGGTAGACAGGACTGTGTTGCAGTTGTTTCTCCACATAGATCTGGTGTTGTTGGTGTTATCGACGATGACACTCAAACCTCCAACATCTTAAAGTTTGCCAACGGAGTTAAATCTTCTTCCTACGGCATCATTGATTCTGGTTATAAGTACACTTATGACCGTTTCAACAACCAGTTCCGTTACGTTCCAACGAACGCTGACGTTGCTGGTCTCATGGTTCGCACTAATATTAGAGCGTTCCCATGGTTCTCACCCGCTGGTCAGCAGCGTGGTGTATTGAACAATGCCGTTAAACTGGCATTCAATCCAAATCAAAATCAGAGAGACGAACTTTACCAGGCACGTGTGAACCCAATTTCTTTCCAACCTGGTATCGGTATTCTGCTCTTCGGTGATAAGACTGCCCTTGGTTATGCCTCCGCGTTCGATAGAATCAACGTAAGGCGACTCTTCCTGACTGTGGAACAAGCCTTAGAGGGAGCTGCCAAAGCTCAACTGTTTGAACTCAATGATGAAATCACAAGAGCGAACTTTGTCAACATCGTAGAACCTTATCTGCGTGACGTTCAGGCAAAGAGAGGTCTTTATGACTTCCTGGTTATTTGTGACGAAACAAATAACACTCCTGATGTTATTGACAACAACGAGTTCAGAGCGGACATCTTCTTAAAACCCGCCAAGTCTATCAACTACGTTTCCCTCACCTTCGTTGCCACCAGAACTGGTGTCAGCTTTGAGGAAGTTGCTGGTAGAGTCTGATCCAATCCCTAAACGAAGATTCCACGGAGCATAGAAAACAATGGCCGAAGCACCACAGATTAAAACACTATCCAACTTTAAGTCGGTACTCAAAGGGGGCGGTGCCCGCCCCAATCTATTTGAGGTAACGATTCCTGAGTTTCCATCATATGTCACCAAAGATGGTGAAATGCTGAAAGACCTTACCTTTATGTGTAAGGCTGCTAATCTTCCAGCATCCAACGTTGCTTCTATCGATGTTCCTTTTAGAGGTCGTACTCTGAAAGTTGCTGGTGATAGAACCTTCGATCCTTGGACCCTTACCATCATCAATGATGAGGACTTCAAGATCCGCCACGCAATGGAAATGTGGATGAACGGTATCAGCAAACTCTCCAACAACACTGGTGCATCTAACCCCAATGCTTACATGAAAGACGCTTATGTCTATCAGTTAGGCAGAGGTTCATCTGGTCAGATTGAAACCACCACTGCTGTTCCTGATGCAGGACAAGGCAGAACCACTGGAACAAAAGCAAACGTTCTGAGATCATATCGTTTCTACGATATCTTCCCAACTGCTGTTTCCGAAATTGCTCTTGGTTATGATACCGAGAACACTATTGAGGAGTTCACTGTTGAATTCCAAGTTCAATACTTTGAAATTGCTGGTGGTCCTGGTGCGCTGAACTGATAAATAGTTCATCGCAAAAATTTGTATAATGGCGAAACTATTCGGTTTTTCAATTGAAGATTCCCAAGAAGAATCTAAATCAGTGGTCAGTCCTGTTCCTCCTTCAAACGAGGACGGGAATGACCACTATATTACGTCTGGATTTTTTGGATCCTACGTTGACATAGAAGGAACATATAAAAACGAAGTTGAACTTATTCGTCGTTATAGAGAGATGGCACTTCATCCAGAAGTGGATAGTGCCATCGAAGATATTGTAAACGAAGCTATTGTAAGCGACCTTAATGACAGTCCTGTTGAAATTGAACTGTCAAACCTCAATGCTTCGGAAGGAATTAAGAAAGTAATCAGACAAGAATTCAAAAATATTAAAGATCTTCTTGACTTTGATAAGAAGTCTCATGAAATTTATCGCAACTGGTATATTGATGGTAGACTGTATTATCACAAAGTTATTGACTTAAAGAAACCAGAAGAAGGCATTAAAGAACTTCGTTATATTGATGCGGCAAAGATGAAGTTTATTCGTCATGCCAAGAAACCTAGCAAAGATTTAGGTGTAGTTGCAAGGAAAGAGTCTGTCAATTCTATTGACATGGCATTTCCCGAGATTGAGGAATACTTTGTTTATACTCCAAAACTCAACTATCCTGTTGGCAATCCTGCTGCATCACAAGATCAGAAAGGTGTTAAGTTTTCAAAGGATTCGATCTCTTATTGTACCTCAGGTCTTGTAGATAGAAACAAAGGATCAACACTTTCATATCTTCATAAAGCAATTAAAGCACTCAATCAATTGAGAATGATTGAGGATTCTCTGGTTATCTACCGTTTGAGTAGAGCACCTGAGCGTCGCATTTTCTACATTGATGTCGGCAATCTCCCTAAGGTCAAAGCAGAGCAATACCTGCGTGATGTGATGTCACGTTACCGTAATAAGTTGGTATACAATGCCAACACTGGTGAGATCCGTGATGATAAGAAGTTTATGTCCATGATGGAAGACTTCTGGTTACCACGTAGAGAAGGTGGTCGTGGTACAGAAATTACAACTCTTCCTGGTGGACAAAATCTTGGCGAACTGACTGACGTTGAGTATTTCAAGAAGAAACTCTACAAGTCACTGAATGTTCCTATCTCTCGCATTGAAGGTGATGGTGGATTTAACCTTGGACGTTCTTCTGAGATTTTGAGAGACGAACTCAAATTTAGCAAGTTTGTTGGTCGTTTGAGAAAGAGATTCTCTGCCATGTTCCTTGATATGCTCAGAACTCAATTGCTTCTGAAAAATGTCATTACTCCCGAAGATTGGGAGATTATGTCTGAGCACATTCAGTTTGATTTCCTCTATGACAATCATTTCTCCGAACTAAAAGATGCGGAGTTGATGGAAAATAGAATCAATCTGGCAACCCTTGCAGAACCTTATGTTGGGAAATACTTCTCCCAAGATTATGTTCGTCGTAAGATCATTCGTCAAACTGATGCTGATATCCTGGAAGAGGATGCAAAGATTGAACAAGAAATCAAGGATGGTATTATCGTTGATCCTCTTGAAGCAGCAATGTCGGTTGACGGAATGCAACCAGGAATGCCACAAGGGGGGGCAGTTGGCACTGGTCCAGACTTAGGTCAACCTGTTATGGAACCTGATCTTGAACGTGAAGGTAAAAAGACCGTAGCCCCCGAAGGCGGAGAAATATAAATAAATACAGTCTCTTAATATATTACTAAACAATGGAAGAATTAATGGACCTTATGGTGAACGGTGAATCTCCATCTGAGGTTTCAGATAAAATCAAAGAAATTCTGTATGCAAAGGCAGCAGAAAGAGTTGATGAAATGAAACCAGGTGCAGCATCATCACTCTTTGGTAGCGATGATGAAGAATTTGAAACCGAAACTGAAATCGAATCCGAAACCGAGGAGGAATAATGGCTCATAATCCAATAGTGGGCACTGGCACATATTTTGCTAGTGCAAATGGCACATCTACCTCTCAACCATTTTCGGTTCGTTCAGATTCTCTCAGAATCAGTGCGGTAGGGTCACAAGATATTAATGTTGCTATTGGAACAAATCCAACTGCAACTGATTTAGATTATGTAATCGTTGCAGATTCTTCCGAAACTCTTTCTCTAACACCAAAGTCACAACCAATCAGCGGAATCACCACAGGTGCTTCTACTGTTTATCACTTCCCAGAAGGAACTGGAACGACTTTCAATGTAGGTGACACCGTTACGATCACAGGTATCACACCAGATTCACTGAACGGAACTCATCTTCCTATCGAAAGAGTTTTAACCTCAGCATCTCATGCTACTGGTTACTATTCAACAAGAGTTGTAGTAACAAAAGATACTTCAAGTGCAACAGTTTCTGGTGCATCAACAGCAACCTTCAATGGTTCTGAGATGAGAAACTCACTTAAAGTTTCTGCGAAAGCAGGCGGAACAGGTACAAACGTTCAATTAATCCAAGTCCAAACTAGCGGTATTTCCTGATGAAACTTATCACAGAAGAAATCGAATCAGTTGAGTTTCTTGTCGAAAACAAAGGTGGCAAGAAGCAACTTTATATCGAGGGTGTTTTCCTTCAAGGAAACATCAAGAACCGCAATGGGCGTATGTATCCTATGGAGACACTTCGCCGTGAGGTTGGTAGATATAATGAGAATCATATCCAGAAAGGACGTGCTCTTGGTGAACTTGGTCACCCCGAAGGTCCTACCGTAAACCTTGATAGAGTTTCTCATAAGATCGTTTCTCTTAGAGAAAGTGGTTCTAACTTTATCGGTAAGGCAAAAATCCTCAATACCCCAATGGGTAAGATTGCTGCCTCTTTGGTAGAAGAGGGCGTCAAACTCGGTGTTTCTTCCAGAGGAATTGGTTCACTCAAACTCACAAGAGAAGGAGTGAACGTTGTTGGTGACGACTTCATGTTAGCAACTGCTGCTGATATCGTTGCTGATCCTTCTGCACCTGATGCTTTTGTTGAGGGAATTATGGAAGGAAAAGAGTGGGTATGGGACGGTGGAATCCTTCGTGAGAAGTATGCTGCCAAAACATACGCTCAGATCAACACTCTTGTTGATCAAAAACAATTAGATGAAAAGAAATTAAGTCTCTTTAATGACTTTTTGCAAAACATCTAATTATAAATAAATAAAGATAATACCAAATTAGGTTTATTTCAAATGTCGCGTGGAAATTTACAAGAAATGGAAGTAAAGACACAACAGTCCCGCACCGCCGTTAACTCAGGTGCCAAAGCGGGCGATCCAATGCCCAAAATGGCAGACCCTGGAACACAACTGGCAAGTGTAGAGGATCTCGGTGGTCCTACTCCTGAAAACTATCGTTCCGATGACGATAGTGCCAAACTGAAAACACCAGGCGGCACATTAAAGCAGGTCAGAGATGTAGTAACCAAAGGTGCCAAAGGTGCCGATTCAATGCCTACCATGAAAAAAGAAGAAGAAGAGTTCGAAACCGAAGCAACCATCGAAGAGGACCAAGAGGTCACTGATGAGGTTGTTGAAGAGGAAATCGACGTTGAAGAGGATGTTAATGCTCTTCTCGGTGGTGAAGAACTCTCCGAAGAATTCAAGGAAAAGGCAAAGACCATCTTTGAAGCTGCTCTGAAATCCAAAGTTGCAGAAATCAAAGAATCTCTGGAAGAACAGTATGCTGCTGCTCTCTCCGAAGAGATCGAAGAAATGAAGACCGAACTTCAAGAGCGTGTTGACTCTTACTTGGAGTATGTCGCTGATGAGTGGCTCCAAGAGAACGAACTCGCTGTTGAGCGTGGTCTCAAAACCGAAATGACTGAATCCTTCCTGGAAGGTATGAAGTCACTTTTTGAAGAACATTATGTGAGCATCCCTGAGGAAAAATATGATGTCTTGTCTGCGATGACAGACAAGTTAGATGACATGGAGACTAAACTCAACGAGCAAATCGAGAAGAATATTTCCCTCAATAAGCGTCTGGCAGAGTCAGTTGCTGATGGAATCCTCTCCGATGTTTCTGAGGGTCTTGCTGGGACCCAGAAAGAGAAGCTCGCTTCGCTTGCCGAAGGTGTAGAGTTTGAAAGTGAAGACTCGTTCAGAGAAAAACTGACCACCCTGAGAGAATCTTATTTCTCTAACACCAAGTCAGTATCTCAATCATCAACTGCTGATACGATTTCTGAGGGTGTAGATCATACCGAAGCACCTGCTGCTGGTGGTATGAACTCATACCTGGATCTTCTCAGCAAGATGAATTCTAAGTGAATTTAACATTAATCAAACGTTCAACTTTTAGGTAAAAACCAATGTTCCAATCCGAGCATCTGGTAGAAAAGTGGAAGCCTCTTCTCGATCATGATGGTGGCATCAAAGATGCACATCGTAGAGCTGTAACCGCTGTTCTGCTGGAAAACCAAGAAAAGTTCCTCCGCGAGGAAGCTGCATTCTCATCAGGTCATTCCCTGATGGAAACCCCAACCGTCAACACCAATAGCAGCACTGGTGCTGCTGGTTTCAGCGCCGACGCAACCGCCGCTGGTCCTGTTGCTGGTTTCGACCCTGTTCTGATCTCCCTGATCAGACGTTCAATGCCTAACCTGGTTGCTTATGACCTGGCTGGCGTTCAACCAATGAACGGTCCTACTGGACTGATCTTCGCAATGCGTTCACGCTACGCTGCTCCTGGAACCCCAGGTATGAGCGGTGCTGAGGCATTCTATAACGAAGCAGATACTGCCTTCTCTGGCATGGATCATGGCTTCGACAACACCAGCTACTTCTCTGACGTAGCTGCTGGTTTCGGTACTACTTCACAGTCTGGCACCAATCCTTCCGTTCTGAACCCTGTTGGCGCTGCTACTTCAACGCAGTACAACGTTGGTCAGGGCATGGGCACTGCCGACGCTGAGGCACTGGATGGCACCACCACCAATGCCTTCAACGAGATGGCATTCTCGATCGAGAAGGTCACCGTTACTGCCCGTTCACGTGCTCTGAAAGCTGAGTACTCACTGGAACTGGCACAAGACCTGAAGGCAATTCACGGTCTGAACGCTGAGGCTGAACTCGCCAACATTCTCTCCACTGAGATTCTGGCTGAGATCAACCGTGAGGTCATCCGCTCGATCTATAAGGTCGCTGAGCAGGGTGC